TAGAAGAAAAAGAAGATTTAACAAAATATAAAGCTGATTTTTCAAAAGATGAAATGGCAAAAAATAAAAAATATCAAAAATTATCAGAAGAAGATAAAATTAAATTAAATCAATTATTTGAAGAAATAGTTAGTTCTGGAGCTGAATTTAAATGCGAAAGTTGTAATTTTACAAAACAAATAACTGAAACTACATTATTGTATCAAATTAATCTTGAAAATAAAACTGTTCAGGTTAAAAGTCTTGAAGAAAATGAATTAACTGTAAAAGATCCATTATTACCACACACTAGAGATTATACTTGTAAAAATCCAAGTTGTATAACACATAAAAATCAAGATGTAAAAGATGCTGTCTTTTTTAGAGATAAGGGTAGTTATAAATTAAACTATATTTGTTCCGTTTGTTTCTATAACTGGTAAAATTTATTTATAAGATACTTAAAAAATTATTTTATAATTATAACAATGAACGAATTAAAGTTACCAGGATTAAATAAAAATACAATTAATGAAACACAAAATTTTATGGAAAAAAAAGTTACTTTCAAACAAGTAAGAGATAATTTTGGGTTGTTCAAGAGGCTACCATTTCAAACTGATTTAGATGAAAATAAAGTAATAGAAATGAAAGAATCTTATATTAGAAATCCAGAATATTTTCATTTCAAGAATAAAATTGTAATTGGAGTTGTATCAAATAATTTTAATGATAATTATAGTTTATACGTAGTAGATGGTCAACACAGATTGGAAATGTCTAAAGAATTATGTGAAGATTATAATGGTGAGTTATTTATTTGTTATTACAAGATAGATTCAGATAAGAAAATGAAAGATTTATTCAAAGAAATTAATTGTGATTCATTTAAAAATAATAAATATGTATCACTTGACGAATTTCAAGAAAAATTATATGATTCAACTAGAGAGTATTTAAGAAGTAATTATAGTTTATATTTTTCAGAAAGAAAATCATCTATAAGTCATAGATATTCAATATCAGAATTCTTAAATAAATTATCAGAACGTTTATACTTTGAAAAATTTCATAGCTTAGAAGATATTAGAAATGATATAGAAACTAAAAATAGACAATTTAATAGATTAATTGATTATCAGGAATATTACAATGAAAATTCTGATAATTTTTATAAAGATGAATACACTTGTGTAAAAAATGGAATAATTTTATCTTTAAAAAATAATAATTTTATTGATTATTTAATAGATAGTAAAACAACACCTGATCATTATAAATTCAAAAATAAAAAGAAAGCAATAAGTCCAAAATTAAGAATTCAAGTTTGGAAAAAACAGTTTGGAGATGAAAATGAAGGGGTTTGTCCATTTTATAAATGTGATTCATTAATTAATAATGGATTGAATGGATTTCATTGTGGACATATAATATCAGAATTTAATGGAGGAGAAACTAATTTAGAAAACTTAAAACCAATATGTAGTAAATGTAATAGTAAGATGGGTACTGAAGATTGGAAAACATTTGAAAAAAGATATAAAAAAGAATATAGACAAAGTAAAAAAAGTAACATTTCGATAGATATTTAATTTTTTGAAAATAATAAATATTAATTTCAAAATTTGATAAAAATCAATTAATTTTTTTTTTCACCCACATATTCAAAAAATTCTTTAGTTAATGTATATATGAGTATCCCTAGAATAAATTTTAAAGTAATGGATAACAATCCAATTGTTGATTTCTTCAAATTAGGTGAAGCAAATTCGATGTTTAGATTAGTTAATCAAACTGATGAATTCAAATTACAAAAAAATACTGGTGCAGGTTTGGAAGATATTATGACTGTTAATGAAGATGGTGTAATTATTTTTCCTAAAAATGTAGAATTTAGAGGTTCATCTACTGTTATTAATACTGATATTGTTACTTTTCAAGATCAACAAGTTGATTTAGGTTTAACTAATACTGTCAGTTTAGATGTTAGTTCAGTAACTAAAACTACTGTTGGAGCTAATTACAGATATGCCTTTAAATTACAAGACTCAAACAAAACTGTTCCTTTTGTCGTAAATGATTATATTTTAATTCAAAACTTGGTTTCAACTGCAACTCCAGCTGTATCATTATTAGATTCACTTGCTTTACCTGTTGTTGTTGTAAGCAATGAAACTAGTCCAAAAACCTTTACTATTGAAACTTCTGCAAATCTTACTGTTGCTAATATTGCTAATACAACTAACGTTATTGCATCTAAAGTTACAACTGTTGCTACTAATTCAGGTGTTAGATTCTTAGGTTTAAATGGTAGTTCTTTAGTAGAAGGTGCTTTACAATTTAATAATTCTAATAATTTATCATTAGAAAATAATACTGGTACCATTTCTATTGGTTCAAATGCTGTTAATCAAAACATTAATGTAGGTACTGCTGGTGTTCGTACTGTTCAAGTAGGTTCTGTAACTGCTACTGCTGTTAATGTTGATGCTATTGCTTTTAGTGTTGATTCATCTAATGCTTCTAATATCAATACATCTGCTGGTGTTTTAACTGTTGGTGGTGCTGGTGGTTTAGCTTTAAATTCTTCAGGTGGTATAATTAATGTTGGTAATGAAGCTGTAACTGGTGCTATTAATGTAGGTACTGCTGGTGCTCGTACTATTCAAGTTGGTTCTGCTACTGCTACCGCTGTTAATGTCGATGCTGTTACTTTTAGTGTCGATTCATCAAGTGCTTCCAATATCAATACATCTGCTGGTGTTTTAACTGTAGGTGGTGCTGGTGGTTTAGCTTTAAATTCTTCAGGTGGTATAATTAATGTTGGTAATGATTCTGTATCTGGAGCTATTAATGTAGGTACTGCCGGTTCTCGTACTATTCAAGTTGGTTCAGCTGGTGCAACTGCTGTAAATCTTGATGCTGCTACTTTTAGTATTGATGCCTCAGCAGCTTCTAATATCAATACATCATCTGGTATTTTAACTGTTGGTGGTGCTGGTGGTGTTTATGTTAATTCAACAAATGGTACTATCAATGTTGGTAATGAAGCTGTAACTGGTGCTATTAATGTAGGTACTGCTGGTGCTCGTACTATTCAAGTTGGTTCAGCTAGTGCAACAGCTGTTAATCTCGATGCTGTTACTTTTAGTATTGATGCATCAAGTGCTTCAAATATTAATACTTCAGCTGGTGTATTAACTTTAGGTGGTGTAGGAGGTGTTGCTGTTAATTCATCTAATGGTGTATTAAATATTGGTAATGATTCTGTTAATAATGGTATTAATATTGGTAACAATGGTACACGTACTATTCAAGTTGGTTCAGGCACTGGTACTGTAAATCTTGATGCTGGATCTGGTGGTATTAGTTTAGATGCTACTGGTGCTTCTAATTATAATACTTCTTCTGGTGCATTAACTATTGGTGGTGCTGGTGGTTTAGCATTAAACTCTAGTGGAGGTATTATTAATATTGGTAATGAAGCAGTAAATGGAGCTATCAACATTGGTACAGCTGGTGCTCGTACTGTTCAAGTTGGTTCAGGTTCTGCTGCTGCTGTTAACATAGATGCTGGTTCAAGCGGTATTAGTTTAGATGCTGCTGGCGTTTCTAATTTTACAACTTCAACTGGTTTATTAACTGTTAGTGGTGGATCTGGTGTTACTGTTACTTCTACAGGCGGTACTTTAACTCTTAATGGTACTGGTAGAACTGTAGATTTAGATGCTGCTTTATTAGATATTAATTCTACTTCTATTTCAATGAACTCTACAGGAATGATTGCTATTAACTCTAGTGCTAATGTAATTAACATTGGTAACAATGCCGTTGATTTAAATATTAACATTGGTACTGCCGGTAATCGTGTGGTTCAAGTTGGTTCATCAACCGCTACTGTTAATTTAGATGCTGGTTCTGGTGGTATTAGTTTAGATGCTGTTGGTGCTTCTAATTTTAGTACTTCAGTTGGTTTATTAACTGTTAGTGGTGGATCTGGTGTTACTGTTAACTCTACTGGTGGTACATTAACTCTTAATGCCGCTGGTAGAACTCTTGATGCATCTGCTACTACTTTTAATGTTAATGCTACAACTGGAGGTATTAATTTAGAATCTAACGCTGGTGTTATTAACATTGGTAATAATGCTGTTGCACAAAACATTAACATTGGTCAACAAGGTGCTCGTACTATTCAAGTTGGTTCAGCATCAGCAACTGCTGTAAATCTCGATGCTATCACTTTTAGTATTGATTCATCAAGTGCTTCTAACATAACCACTTCTTCAGGTTTATTAACTGTTAGTGGTGGATCTGGTGTAACTGTAACTTCAACTGGAGGTCAATTAACTCTCAATGGTACAGGACAAACTGTTCAATTAAATGCTGCTACATATAACTTAAGTTCTACAACTTCTAATTTAGATTCTACTGGTGCTGTTTCTATTAATTCAAGCGGTGGTGTAATTAATATTGGTAATAATTCAGTAGCTCAAAACATTAATATAGGTACTGCTGGTGCTCGTACAATAACATTAGGTTCTACAAGTGTTACAGCAGTTAATGCCTATAATTTTGCAGTAGCATCTGATGTTATGTTAAAAACTAATATTACTCCTTTATCATCTACTCTTGATAAAGTTCTTCAATTAGATGGATACAGATATAACTGGAAAGATTCTGAAAATCATTCTACTCAAATTGGTTTAATTGCCCAAGAAGTAGAACAACAATTCCCTGAATTAGTTACTCAAAATAATAATTTTAAATCAGTTAACTATTTAGGTATGATTGCAGTATTAATTAATGCTATGAAAGAACAACAACAAGAAATTGAAAATATCCGCAATAAAATAAATTAAAATTTAATACTAGCTATTAATTATTTATAATTATAATATAATGTACATTTATGATTATTATATTATAATTTATGACAAGTTATTTGAACATGAAAAATATTATGAAGAATTTATTAATAAAAAAACAGATAGAATAATTAATGATAAACAAATAATACCTGAAAATAATATAAATCCAAAAATAGAACAATCATTTAATAATCAAAATAATGATATAAAAATAGAAAAATCAAATAATGATTCTAATGATTTAATAAAATTAGAAAATAAAAATGAAAATATAAATCCAACAAAATATAAAACTATTAAAGAATCAATTAATTGGATCCGAAAAATTTTTACCAAATTAATATTTATGTATCATCCAGATAAACAAATTGATTCTAATGATGAAATATTTTCTAAAATTAAAAATGATTTTGATAAAAATGATTTTAGTTCTATATTTTATTATTTTATTAAAAATAAAAATCATCCTTATTTATCAAAATTATTTAATGAAATGACACAAGATAAAAGATTTATTGAATCTTTATTAAATTTATCTAATTATTTTAATTTTAAATTAAATAAATTAATTAATAATTATGACTTTATTGATTATCTAAAACAAAATAATTTATTCAATTAATGATAATAGATGATCTTTTGATAATTCTTCTATATTCCAAATTTCATACTTACCATTAGGCAAAGGTCTTTTGATTTTAAAAGGAATCATATTTCTAATGAATTCTTCTTCAGCTATTTTATCATATGATAAATCTTTAAAATTTTTAATTAATGGTTTAGCACCCATTGTTAACTGTTTGCATCTTTCTCCTAAAATTCTAACCATTTCATATTTAGTTAATCTATTTGAACTTAATCTATTTTCTTTTGTAACATACTCAATATTTTGATCATCTTGTAATTCTACTTCATCATTATTATCAAAATATTCATCATCATCTTCAATAGCTTCTTCTAAAGCACAACCAACTGCTTCAGTATCAGGTTCAATATTTAATTCATCCTTTTCTTCATCATCATCAAATTCATCTACTTCTACTTCTTCAACATCATCTAATTCATCAATATCTTCTTCATAATCATCTTCTGATTCTTCTTTTGAAGAAACTTTTTTAACAGCTTTTTTTGGAGGCATTATAGTAATTGATAGATTTTTTTAAATAATAATTTATCAATTTTTTTAATAATTTATCTTAATATATTTATCATTAATATTTTGTTTTTTTGTAGATATAAAATAAATTTCATTATCGATAGTTTTTATTTTAGTAATTGGTTTCTTAGTGATTTCTATAAAATCTTCTAAATTATCAAATTTATTATCATTAATCTCTAATATTATTTCTCCAATAGGATATTTACTAAATTTTCCAATTTTGTTATAATTAATATCTGATAAATATACAGTAAATAAATCACGTTGTTGTATATTTCTTTCAAATATTTTAATAACTTGACTTGATGATAATTTTAAACTATGAAGATTTTCTAAATGATTCTTACAAAAAATTGATAAAATTAAAAAATTATTTTCAATATAATATATACTTTTTGGGTCAACCATATGATATTCATCAATATTTGTTTTACAAACTTCTAAATTAAATTCCACTTTTTTTAATTTTTTTTCTTCTATGTCTACATATTCTACACTTATTTTGTCACCAGGATTAAACCATAATCCAATATCGTCAATTGGAATTTTTTCTGGATAGAAATCAAATTTTACCTGTCCTTCATGACTTATTGGATTAGAATTAATACTAATTAATACATCTCCTTCTTTTAGATATTTGTTAAAATAATATTTTTTATTAATAATTGACAATCGTACTCCAACTTGTTTTTTATCATAAGGTAATTCTATCCCATCATATAAAATATTTCTTAATTCATCTTGAATTAATTTTTGATAATCAAAATAAATTATTGGCTTTTTTAAAACAAAATTTCTAATATCATTTCTAGTTATATCATATGATTTAATAAATCTATATATTGGTACAACAAAACCTGTTTTTTCAGCTTTTGATATTTTACTTACATTAACACCAATTACTTTATATTTTCCTTTATCATTTATAACTAATGGTCCTCCAGAATTACCATGATTTAAGGATGCATCAGTTTGTATTAAAGATTCTTGATAACCCGAAATAATTCCTTTTGTTATTTTAATATTTTTACTAGATAATGGAAATCCAATAGTTAATACGTCATCTGATACTTTCTCACTTAATGGTTTCATTTCTAAAGGTATTACATCATCTAATTCATCTTTAATTTCTAATAATGCTAAATCATCATCTGGAAATATATGTTTAATATTAGCTTTAATTTCATTACTATTTTTATAAAGAATATCAATAATAACAGAATTTTCAACTACATGATAACAAGTTAAAATAAGATTTTTAGTAACAAAAAAACCAGTTCCTGAAGTTTCAAATATATTATAGGTATTTAATGGATTTGAATAATAAATTTTTCTTGATTTAACATTTATTTTAACTACAGATTTTTCCCAATTCATAATTATTATAAACAAGATTATAAATTTAAAATATTCTAAATCCTTTTAGTTTAAAATTATTAAATTATCTACATATATTCAATGTTAATGAATTTGATTGAATCAATTATTGTTGGTTTAATTACATGGATTATTGGTAAGATTATATTTAACCTTTCAATTAATAAAATTAATCGAGGTAAAAATAAACCATATGGAATTGATTTCTCATTTTTTATTACTGGTTTGTTACTTTATTTAATTTTTGAAAAAGGACTCTTTAATAATTTGTTAAAAAAATGATAATATAATTTTTTTTATATTATAGTTTTTTTAACAAATTATTTTCTCACCTATTATAAATGGATTGCCATATTTGTTACGATAAAAATTCGTCTTTAAAATTTCTTCCGTGTGAACATTCTCTTTGTTACAATTGTTTTATTAGGTTAGCTAATTCAATTTGTCCCTACTGTAGAGAAAATTTTACTTATACACCGGAAGAAATTATTCAAAGAACAAATATAGGATTAAGAAATGGTTACCAATCCAATGATTTACAACCTGGACTAAGCTTACCCGATGAATTTATATTCATTAGTTCAAGTCAATTATTACCTTCAATTATATATCAAAGAAATATTAGATTAGAAAATCATTATCAAATGATTGAAAGTCGAAATAAAAGAAAAAATAATAATAAAAATAGACCATCAATAGAAGAAATTAATGATCGTAGAAATAATATTAATAAAAGAGAATTAAAAAAATGGTCAAGAAGAGAAAGAAGATTGGAAAAAATGAATCAATCTTCAATATTTTCATCAGATGAATTTTTAGATTGAGATAATTCTTCAAAGTATTCATTAAATTTATCTACTAATGATAAATCCATACAATATACTCTTAGGAAATATTCCTGATGTTTTTGAGTAATTAATAATGAAAAACTTCTTACTTTATTTTCTGATATTATTTTTCCATTTTTTAAATTATAAAATGTTATTTTATTTAGTGGATTTGACTTTCCTCCAACATATCCAACTTTAAACCTTAAAATATGATAAGTATTTGCATCAAAAGATTGTTTTAATTTTTCTTCATCAAAATCACAAGAATGCAAAGAAACATCTTGATAAACTAGTTTTGGAATTTTTCGCTGATTAATTTCTTGTATTATTTTTTTAATAGATGGATTTGAATGTCCATGCCATATGAATGAATCAACAAGTTCCATCATTTTTTCTGGATCCAAAATATATTGTGATATATTTAACTCTTTTTCGATTTCTATTAATAATTTAATAATTAATATTTCAATTGCTTTGACAGCTTTATGATTATAAATTTGTCTGTGTAATCTATATCTTATGAAAAACATTTGATAAATATCTTCACTACATTGCAATGAATAACAAATTTTATTTTCTATAACTCTTGCATCTTCTATAATTCTCGAATAATTAAATCCAAATTTTAATCCAACTGCTTGAGTGTCTCTAACTAAATAATCAAATTTATCAACATCAATCGAATTTAATGGATTTGAAATTATTTGAAAAATCCATCTTCCAATCTGATATTTTGTTTTCCATTTTCCATATTCTGATTCTTTTGGATTGATTAAATCACCAATTACTTTTATTTGATCTTTATTTAATGGTACATTATATTTATCAACCATATGATTAAGTAAAGTTATTGATCTATTTTCATGATAGATATCTTTTGTTAGTATTTTTAATTCATTATGATTAGGTAATGACTCCAAAAAATAATCATCAAACAAATGTGAAAAAAGTAAATGACCTAAATCATGACATAATCCTGCTATTCCTACTAATTGAATTATTTCAGATGTAATTTTTAATTCCGGTTGTTTTTTACTTATTTTTTCTATCATTTGAGTAGCCAAATGATATGTTCCAACAGAATGTTCGAATCTGGAATGATTAGCTGTTGGAAATACTAAATATAATACTCCTGTTTGATGTATATTTCTTAATCTTTGAAATACTGGTGTATCAACTATAACCGAAGCAATGGGATCCAAATTTATATAACCATGTATATTATCGTAAATAATCATTATTTTATTTATTTATAACTAAATGAATAAATTAATCAATTTTATTTTATACTTCAATTGCAGCTTCTTCATCATCCGTATCTGCATCTTTATTCATTTGATTACCTGTTATCTCAACTAAATCCTTCATTTCTTTAATTTTATCTTCTGATAAGAAATTTTGAGTGGGAACTGGTAAAATAGTTTCAACACCTAGTTTGTCAGCAACTAGTTTAAAATATCTAACGTAAGGATGATTTGATCCTAATTGTTTCATCATTGAATTTTGTAAAACCATAGAAATAATTGGTTTATATTCTTCTGGATGAGCAAATATTTCATTTGGTTCAGGAATTGGCATCTTTGAAATTTTCTTTAATTTCATATATTCATTTAAAATTTCAGCAGAAACACTATCATTTGCTTTTGCCTTATGATATACACTATTAGTTCTATCTTGACGCATCAAATTAATTTTTGCTTTTAACATTTTACGTTTTTCTTCTTTATCATTTAATTGAGATTTTTTATTTTCTACTTCTGAATTTTCTTTACCAATCATAAATCTATAACTGTTATCTGTTTTTTCTACTTGTTCTAATAAAAAACCAGTTTTAACATATTTCTTTGTAAGTTCACTAAGATCAAAATTATTAGAAGATTTCACAGCTTGTTTAAATTTATCTACTGCATTTTTAGAATTAAAACCTGTTTTATCTCCTTCTACTATAACATTAAAAACTTGTAAATCGGTCATTAATATATATAAATTTGAAGCTTTAAATAAATAATAATCAAATTTTTTTGAAATTAATTAAAGAAGCATTTTATTAATATATTAAATGGTAAAAGATACAAAGCTGTATGATATTTTAGAAATTAAACCAGATGCTACTGATGCACAAATTAAAAAAGCTTATAATAAATTATCTAAAATATGGCATCCTGATAAGCATACAGATCCAGACAAGAAAAAGGAAGCTACTAATATGTTTCAAGAAATTAATCAAGCTAAAGAAACTTTACTAAATAAAGAATCTAGAAAATTATATGATGATATTGGTATGGATATTTTTAATGCTGAAAATCAAGCTGCTCAAAATGCTGGACCTAATCCTTTTGCAGATTTTGGAAATATTTTTGGGGCTGGATTTCCATTTAATATGGGTGGAATGCCACAACCAAAACATAAACAGCCTGAAAATATTGTTGAACCATTAAATGTAGGTTTAGAACAAATATATAATGAAGAAACAATTAATTTTAGTTATAAACAAAAAAATAATTGTAATAAATGTAATGGAGAGGGTACTAAAACTGGTAAAACTTCTAAATGTGAAGGTTGTAAAGGTCAGGGAGTTAAAATTCAAATGATTCGAATGGGTCCTATTGTCCAACAATCTATGGTAGAATGTCATCAATGTAATGGTAAAGGTAAAACTGTAAAAGATGAAGATAAATGTGATACATGCATTGGTAAAGGATTTACAATAAAAGAAAAAACAATTCCTATAAAATTGATATCTAAATTAAATCATGGATTTAAATTAACTCTTGAGGGTAAAGGTCATCAATTAAAAGAATGTAAAACAGATTTGATTCTTGTTATTAATGAAACACCTAATTTAATATTTAAAAGATATGATAATGATTTATTTGTAGATTTGGATATAAAATTATATCAAGCTTTATTTGGTTTTGATAAAATACTTACTCATATGGATGGAAGAAATTTACATCTAAGTTGTTCAGGTCCAACAGATTTTAAAATGATTAGAAAAATTAATAATGAAGGTATGAAATTATCTAATAATACAAATGGGGATCTATATATTAGGTTTAATATAATATTACCTAATTTCTCTGTTTTACCACAAGATACTAAATTACAATTAAAATCTTTACTCCAATCATTTGAAAAAGCTGAAGTTCAAAAAGAACAACAAACAATAAAAACTCCCAATTTATCAAAAACTGTTTTATCAGAATGTAAACAATCAGAAACTATCAATAACTTAATGGATTCACTAAAAAATAATAAACAAAAAGAATTTAAGAAATCAAATAACAAAGATTTTGATGATTCAGATAGTTCAGATTCTGACATGGAAAATCAAAATATGGGACAACCTCAATGTGTTCAACAATAATATAATTATAAAATTATTTAATTTTATAAGCTATATTTTACTTTTCCTAATTCTGTTCTACAAACTGGACATTTATAATTATATTGTTTCAAATAAGGTTGAATGCAATCAGTATGAAAAATATGAGTACAAACTAATTTAGTTACAAATTCTTCTTTTTCCATTTGTCCCATACAAATACTACAATTAGAATCCAAATTTGATTCAAGTTTTAAAGAATCTAATTTTTCTATTTCTTTATCATCCATTGAAACAACTACATTTTGATACGATTGACTGTTATTATTTACAAGACTATTAATTACATTAACTAATGAACCATGATTTACAGGATTATTAATCCAATTATTTTGAAGATTACCATTAATAAAATTTACATATTGAAACATATTTTGTGCCATCAACTGATTAAGCGAATTATTGTGATTATGTAATTCGTGAACTATTTGAGATAAATTTAAATTATTATTTTGGAGATTTTCATCATCTGAAGCTTCATTTGATGATTCTTCATCAGCATTATCATTTGTAGGATTTGAAAATGTTTGAGAAAAAATTATAGGTTGTTCATTTGGATCAGTATTATCAAAATCTTCTGATGATAATGTAAAGCTAAAAATATTATCTACCATTTGATTGGCACATGCTTGATTAACAACATCTAATGATATTTCATAACCAAAATTTTTATAAAAATCTAGAATAATTTGTGGAATATTCGAGATTGTAATTCCATTTTCAATTAAATAATTTTTTATTTCGCGTATAATATCTGATTCATTTTCATAAGAATCTTGTAACATTATTCGATAAGCAAATAGTTCAGAAAATAATTCATCTAAATTTGGATTCATTATATAAAATCTTATAATTATATTAGATAATATTTTCAATATTTAATAAATATTGAATAAAATATGTTAAAGATAAGTTGATATTAATTATAATGGATATTGAATTGATTAATAATAAAATGGAAATAAAATATTATAAAAGTCTTATAAATTCATTAAAAAAAATGGAAATTAATGAAATCTGGTTAAATAATCATTTACAAAATCTTTATGAAAAATTACCACAAGAAAATAAACTATCAGAAACAAATACTGAAAAAAAAGATTTAAATTCCTCGTCTGAAACTGACAATCATAAACAAATATTTGCAGATGGTGATCTATATAAAAAATCTTGGCAAAAATTAAATTCAATACATAAAATTTTAAAAGTAAAAGAATTTGTTAATAATTTAAAAATAAATTCAGAAAAAGATAAAATTAAATTAAAAGATAAACTTGTAGAATTAATTAAAGAAAAAAAATTAACCAAAAAAGAAAATGTTATATATGATGAAACTAATGGAAAAATCATATCATTACCTAATTTACAATACAAAGATGGTAACTATTTTTATTTAGAGAACTAAAATATTGAATTAATTTTATTTAAAAACTAATTTAATATCCATATAATGTCCTTTGGTAATTTAAATAATATGATTGAAAAAACAATAAAAATATTAGAACACAATATAGGAAAAAAAGGTTCTATTAATTTATTAGGTTTATCAATAATAAAAAAACAAATATATCATGATTTACAAAAAGAATTTGCTGATGTTACTGAAGATAAAGTAGATGAAATAATATCAAGATTATTTTCAAATAAATATACTTTTAATAATAGTCTATCATTTGATGATGGTAAAAATTGTTTAAGAGAATACGAAGAAACCTATCCAGATATCAAAGTTCCATCCAAATATAAAAAACTATCTGATCATTTTGAAAAACTAAAAAAGTTACCACAACCTGCTCAAAGATCTCAAGAATGGTTTGATTATAGATATAATAGGATTACTGCATCTGATTCTGCTGCAGCTATAGATTTAAATCCATATGAACCAGTTGAATCATTTATATTAAAAAAATGTGATCCTAATTTTCCATTTCTAGATAATGCTACGGTTTTTCATGGTAAAAAATATGAACCTACAGCAACTATGATTTATGAACACATTTATAATACACGAGTTTTTGAATTTGGTGCTCTACCATCTGAAAAATATACTTTCTTAGGTGCATCTCCTGATGGTATATGTTCTAAATATACATTAGATAATAAATTTTCAGAAAGATTAGGTACAATGTTAGAAATCAAATGTCCTGTTACAAGAGATATAGAAACATCTGGTAAAATAGCTGGAGAAATTTGTCCTTTTTATTACTATTGTCAAGTTCAACAACAATTAGCTTGTTGTGAATTAGATGTATGTGATTTCTGGCAATGTAAATTATCCGAATATTCTAGTCGTGAAGCCTATATGTCAGATAATTGTCAATCATGTGTAAATACTGTTGGTAACTCTGGTGCTAAAATTCAAGTTGATGATAGACTTAAAAAGGGTATTATATTAGAATTTTATCCAAAAGTTTTCACTCCTCAATTTGATGGTGATTTAGCTGAATGGAAATCTAAATATATTATTCCAAAAAGATTAGATATGGATGAAGCTCAATATAATAATTGGGTTTTAAAAATGTTGGACCAATATAAAACATTATATCCTGATATTCATAAAGATTATTATTTTTATAGAATCATCTATTGGAAGTTAGAATCATCACATAATGTTGCAATAAATAGAGATGATAAATTTTTA